CTTGATATGTTGTATGCAGATATGCTCGCTGGTAAACTAGATACAACTGGAACGTGGGCTACCCACATCAAAGCGGTTAAAGACGCTAACCCAAAACCTAGTTAATTATGTCAGAAATCAAGGTAAATTCGATAAAAGGGGTAGGAGCTAGTGCTGCTGCTATTACTGTCAACAATACTGATGGAACGTGTACTGCCAATATTACTAATAACCTAAGTAATCGTAATTTAATAATAAACGGAGCTATGAAGGTGGCTCAACGTGGTACTTCACAAAATACTATAAGTGCAAGTGGTTATTATACTGTTGATAGATGGAACACTAATGTGGTTAATCCTAACACATTTAGACTTAATCAAGCTCAAAGCACTCAGTCTCCTGATGGATTTAGTAATAGTTTAAGTTATTCTGTTGGTTCTGGAACTGAAAAAGCAATCGCAGCAAATGAAAGGATAGCGATAGAACAAAGACTAGAAGCTCAAGATTTACAGAAATTAGCTTACGGTACATCTTCGGCAAAATCATTTACTCTGTCTTTTTATGTAAGATCATCTAGAGCAGGTCAGTATGGAATTAATATTAGACAGCATGATGCTGGCAAAGATTATAATGAAAAATTTGATATATCAAGTATTAATACTTGGGAAAGAAAAACAATAACTGTTTCTGGAAATACTGGCGATACTATTACTAATGATAATGGACTTGGTCTATGGTTTAGAATATTACTAAGAGCTGGTTCAAATCATATTGGTAATGTTAATTATCAATCTTGGGGTACTGCTGATAATGATAAAGTACCTGCTGGTCAACAAACAACTTGGGGAACAAGTGGTAGTGACGATTTTTATTTGACAGGAGTTCAACTAGAATTAGGCAGCGTGGCAACAGATTTTGAGCATAGGTCATTCGCACAGGAGCTTCCTTTATGTCAGAGGTATTTTTATCCATTTTTAAGAGGTACAGATAATTATGAAAATATTGCTTTAGGTTATACTTATAGTAGTTCTGCTGGAATGGTTTTTTTAACACCTCCTGTCGAAATGAGAGATACACCAACTTTCTCTGCTTCTGGCACATTTGGTGCCAATGATGGAAGTGATGATACTGCTTTAACTTTTGGTTTTGAGGGTCAGGGTAGTACAAGAGGTTACAGATTAACCATTACTAATTTTAGTACGAGTGTTGGTCGTGGGTTTCAATTAAGAGCCCATGCAAATACCACTTCTAGGCTTGATTTATCTGCGGAGCTTTAAACTATGGCATATCCAACTAATCCAATTTATAAATTTTATAAAGGTTCTGATGGAACTGTATGTGGTATTAAAACTACAGACGGAACTACAGAGAAACAAATTCCTTTAAGTGAAGCAAACACCGACTACCAAGAATACTTGGAATGGGCTAAAACTAATACAGCCGAAGCTGCTGATTAATTAACCTTATCTTGCATCTGCCTTGTCATTATCCCCATAGTGACGTAGAGAGGTGCTAATGCACAGATTCCTGCGAAGGTTATAATGGTGACAGGTACTAAAGCCTTCACTACTGCTTCTTTAATCATATGTTTAATAAGATCGCCAATGTTCTGAGCATTGTTTCTTTTCTAATGGTAGCTTCTATGAGTGGTGGAGCATACTTTGGTTATAAGTATGTAACGTCAGAACAGTTTAAAACTAAAATGATGAACCAAGTTCTTGAAGGTGTTAGTGGAATGATGCCTGATGTTCTTGGTGATGCTTTACCTGATGTGACAGGTCCATCAATACCAAAATTTAAACAACCTAAAATTTAATGATCTTTGGGTTTTTAAAGAAATTAGTTAAATATTACATAGATAAACTAATTAATTGGTTAAGAATGAAAAGATTTAACTTAGAACTAGATAACGATATAAAAAAATATCACGAAGAATTAGATAAAAAAGTAAAGAAACCAAAGATTGTAGAAACTGGTAAATTTGGAGAAGATGGTTGGTCTATTTCTATTGGAGAAGTAGAAGATGGAGATTCCTAATATAGTCATACCAGAAATAAAAATACCTGATGTTTATATACCACCAGTAGTTTTACCTTCCTTTGATGTTCTTAATGTAGAAACTGTAGGCTGTACATATTATCACCGAGACACTAGAAATACAGGTAATAGAAATCTTATAGTAGATGATCCTAATGGTGTAACAAGTAACTGTCCTTATCCATCATTTATACCAATAAACTTTCAAGCAGATCAGTTAATAATTACAGAACAAGCTGCACCTGTAGAAAAAGAACCTGATAAATTACCAGAAGGGAAAGTACCAAACCCAGAAATACCAAAAGATAAGAAAGAAGATCCTATAATTCCTGACTGTCCTGGTAAAAACGATAGAAGGGTAGGAGAGTTTACATCAGAATTACGAACAGAACGTGTCAAAGAGTATAAAAGAGGTGATGATGGGATAGAGTGCATCACGATTTATGAAGACGTACCGTTTATCGACCAATACATACCAACACCTAGCACTATTGTCTCTACTGCTGTTATCGCTTCTGTGGCTGCCACTACTCCGTTACTTCTTAATGTAATCAAACCTTTAGTAAAGAACGCTATAAAGAAACTTACTTCTCGGAAGTCAAAGAATGAGAATGAGGAATAACTTGATTTGGTGGGATTGTAACCTTTATACCTTCACAAATTCTTGCATATTCTCCAACAAAGGTAACACCGAGGTTCGCTTGCTCTCCGCATAGCTTTAAACGAAACATAGCAGTTTCAAGCAAAGTCTTCTGATATAACAACTCTTGATTTTTAATATTGATTTCAGTTGCTTTATGACAAAGAGCAGGTGCTTTTCCCAGTGGAATACTTATCTGAGCAGAGATACCGTAGTTTAGATTAAAATTTTCTTTCTCAAACCTTGGTGTTTCCTGTACATACTTAATAGCACCTGTATCTTCGTCATAGATATTCTGTCTTGTCACAGTTTCTCTAGGTGTGTTGAATGAATGAGCATCAGTTACATATGGAGTAATCGTAAGGCTAGGAGAACTACAAACAATACCTTGAGACATACGAAACTGTGGTGTTGATTGAGGGGCAATCATGGTTGCATTATTATTAACAGTCCCTTGTGCATTACTAGAAGGACTCGCTACAGTAGTGTTAGCCAAAACCCTTGCAGGGCAAAGGATTAGAGCTATTGCCCAAAGGTACTTTCTACCGTTACGGTTGTAGTTGTATTTATTGTTCTGCTTATATTTGTTATCGTGTCGAGTCCTGGAGCTATGATTGTCTCCTGTAGAGAAAATGGAGAACCTTCCGTTACTATCTGCCATCTAGGAACAGTCTCCAAAGTAGGACTTGTAAACGAGAAGTTGACGTTATTAATAGTTTGAGTAGCGTCTTGTGATGGTGTTGGATTGATATAACCATTTGCATCATTGCTTTTTATATTATTGCCACTGGCAGAATATGTATATCCAGTTCGATACTGATAGCTTGAAATTGTTTCATTAATAATACTCTGGGATGTAGAATTAGTAGTTTGTGATCCTGTACGAAAGGTAGGCACAACAGGATTTGCAAGGGTTCTTGCAGGTATTAATATTATTAATAGGCAAATCCATTTAGTCAATGGTGATAGTTACTGTTGTCGAACCTATGCAACTAGAACCAGATCCAAATGCACCGCTACAAGTATGAACACCTGACGATAAAGAAGTCATTGCACCTGATCCAAGAGTACCCCCAGAACCTATAGTTGTTTGCCCACCAAGATGTGGTAGTGCTGCTATGCCTGATGATGGTGTTACAGCAGAAGGTGTTGCGTCACCCATTGTCACCGTTTCTGTCAAAGCAAAACTAGACCCTGCTGTAGTTACTGCCTTATCAGTTTGTATCATGGCAGGTACACCTGCGGTTAAGCTGCCTATGTTTAATCCACCAATAGCACCAGATGTTGTAGATCCACCACTAGTTACAGATGGAGTTATGTTTGTACCTGTTATTGAATATGTCGTACCTAATTTGTTAGTAACAGAGTACGGCATATCTACACTTATTTGTGCAGATGTCGTAAACTTCTGCGTTATGTCAGCAAAAGCTGCTGATGGTACAAGCAACAATAATGGAAGTAGTTTTTTCATGGCTTTGGTTTAGGAGGGTCAATAACCTCTGCTCCTATTATTTTAATAGGTGTTTCTACTCTTATAGTTTGATATCTATTGTCAGATTGTGCAAGTTGGTTAGGTTTAGCTTGTTTATCTTCTTTCTTTTTTTTACCTACATCCACCGAAAAAGTTGCCAAACATCCCGTAAAAACGCTTGCTATGAAAGTGATGTCCTTAGGTGAGTTATCCTTTGCCATACCAGGTAAAGATATATAGTTAAGGCTAATAATAAATCCAGCCCAAACCATAACCCCAAGCCTAATAAAAGTACCTAAGATTTCTAGCTGTTCTTCTTTGTCATCAAACTTTTCTTTGATTTTTTGAAGAGGATTTTTGTTCTTAGGTTCGTCCATACACCTTTTTTCTGTCATAATAGGCATAAATAGGGAATTTGAAAAGTGATTGAACTTGCAGCAGCAGTAGGCGGAGCTTTATTAACAGCTTGTTTTGTTTCTGTTGGTTCTATTTCTTACAGAGGAAGACAATCAAGAGATGATCTTGTACGCAATACAACAGCTATTGAATTACTGACAAATAAAATTGATACCATGCACGATGACATGAGGGAAATATTTCACCGACTAAAAGAAGTAGAGCTTAGTGTTGTTGAATTAAAGCCTAAAAGATAAAAAAAAGCCCTACTTTGGGGTAATAGGACTTATTGACTTGTGTGAGGAGTCAAGCCAAAATTAGCAAATGAGTACATAATGTAAAGAGTAGTATTATTTTTTTCATGCTTGCCCTATTTAAACCAATCCTTTTCACCTTTCTTAAATCAAAAGCAATCCGTCAACTTGCCCTTGATCTTGTTCGTGCCTGTGTTGAAAAAACAGACAATGATGTCGATGATAAATTATGCGATATGTTGGAGCAAGCACTCTTTCCAGGCAAATGAATCACAAAGAATTTTTTGAGATTCTTATTGGTAAACCACCTCTTGAAATTGAACTTGAAATAGAAATGAAATGTAGAGAGGTGGAACAATTACCAGAAAGTGTTATGAAAGCATATTCGTTTGCGTTGGTAAAAGAAAACCGACTGCAAGATTATCTTATTATAGCTGCCATGCAACGCATACAGGAAACTGAAATCAAACTGATGCGATATGAAATGGCAGAACATCATCGAACAAAAAATCTTAGACAAAAGAAAAAGTTAACTTTCTTTAATAGGTTGAAGGCTATGTTGGGCATGCTCAGATGACCTTCTATCATCCCATAAGACTTTGTAATAGTATTGTTTAGTGCCAGCCTTATTAACTTTTGTAAGGGTTTCTGTAACGCTTCCTTCTTTTAATTTAAACCTATTTCGTAAGACAGAAGAATTTTTTCTTATAACACGATCATCAACATTAAAGCGTTGACCTACTAGCGGATTGGGCATAATTTGTTAAAAAATAGTATATTAGTTCCTAAAGACCTAAAATCATGGCAGATAACAAGAAATTAAAATTATTAGAAACTCTTCATACAGTTCTTATTAAAGAACTATTAGGACGGATAGAAAGCGGAGAAGCAAAACCAGGTGATCTTAACGTAGCAAGACAAATGTTAAAGGATAATGGTATCGAGTGCATACCAACAGAAAAGAGTCCTATGGAAGATCTTATGTCAAACCTTCCAGACCTTGATGTAATACCTAGCATTGAAAGATAATTGCAACCTTTACCAGAAAAATTACAAGACTTTAGATATTTC